GTTACTATCACCATGAACATCCGCTTTGACAACGCTATCCAAACTCCTATTGGGTCTGGTGTTGGTGCAACTGTTGGAAGAACACTTGGCGACGTAGTAACAGGATAATAGTCATGGCCTTTGGACAGGACTTCCTCAAGGGGTTCTTTGGAAGTGACTATCTAAAGGACTACACACACGCCAGCAAGACTTTCCGTACCAACGGTTATGAGCTGGCTCCTCGTTATAAATTTCTATTTCACGTTTACTTCAATCTCAACACAACTGAAATACCCAAACTAAAAGAAGTTTTCAACAAAACAGATCAACAAAATCTCAGTCTCTTGGTCAAGACTGTGCAACTTCCTAATTATCAAATTGAAGTAGACACAATGAATCAGTACAATCGTAAGCGATTGATACAGAAAAAAATTGATTACAATCCATGTCAACTGGCGTTTCATGATGACGGCAGCGATCTTGTTCGTAATATGTGGTACAACTATTTTGCCTACTATTACAAAGATCCCACACAGCAATACTGGGGTACTCCAGTCACACAAGGCAGCCTAGGACAAAGCGGCAATGGCGGAGATCCCAAACTCAGCTACAACGGCCGTGACATCTATGCAGACCAACGCACAGTCAATGACTGGGGATTCATTGGTGAGAGCTACAGTGACGGAGCAGCCGGAGTCACAGGTAAGCCACCTTTCTTCAAAGACATTACCATATACGGTTTTGATCAGCACAAATTCTGCGCCTATGTATTGATAAATCCCATGATCACTGAGTGGCGTCATGATACATATGACTACAGCCAAGGTAGCGGGTTAATGGAACATCAAATGAGCGTGAGATATGAAACAGTGAAATATTATCAAGGTCGTCTTGACACAGCCAGACCCACAGCCAATGCCAAAGGCTTTGCTGATCCTGCACACTACGATACTGTTCGCAGTCCGCTGAGTCGTCCAAGCACTGCAAGCATACTTGGTCAAGGTGGCGCAATTGATACCATCGGAGGCATTGTGAACGATTTACAAAGCGGATCAGTGTTGGGCATCATTGGTGCTGTACAAAAAGCTGGATCAGTGTATCAAACATTCAAAGGTAAAAATATACAGAGCATTGTTCGCAATGAAGCCAATGCAGTGGTCAAAGATGTCATACGTGGACAGTTACCAGGCGCTGTAAGACAAGTGGCCAATACAGCTGATGGCTTCTTCTTCCCCAAAGTTCCAATACAAAATAATTCAACCACAACCAATCCAGCCACTCCTAGATCAGCTACTCCAACCTTGCAAGGACCAGCTACACAGGACGTTCCAAGATGAGTACAATAAATTACGCAGATCCCAAAGTTGATCTCACAGTAAAGGTGTTTGACAACTTTTATAATTTTGCCACAGACGTACCTGTTGATCAGTATGACGTTGTTTACAGTTATTTTGCCAAGGTATTTCAAGACAAACTTGCGGCTCAAAACTTTACTGTGACTTTGTTCCAAGTGGCTGAATATCAAAAACGACCAGTGTTAGAGATCTTGGCCGAAATTGAAGGTCAAAGTCAACTGGAACTAACTTCAACACTGTGTTACTATCTCAACAATCAACGCAGTAATGCTACCTTGCTGGGTGTGAATGCCTTGTTGACTCCAAACTACTATGCGGCTCGCAATGTATTACCATGAGCAGGAACTATGCACAGGGTTTCTTTGAAGTACGAAATCCACAAAAATACGTAGGCAAGAACAAACCCAAATATCGTTCAGGTTGGGAACAGGCCTTTATGCGTTTCTGTGACAACAACGACAACATAGTCCAGTGGGCCAGTGAGTCAATCTCTATCCCCTATCGTCATCCACTCACAGGCAAGATGACAAACTACATCCCAGACTTCTTGATACAGTACCGTACTAGAAATAACACTGTAATCACAGAACTCATAGAAATCAAACCTAAAAAGCAAAGCGTACTAGAAAGCAAAATGAGCATGAGAGATCGTGCTGTGGTTGCTGTAAACTATGCCAAATGGGACGCCGCACAAAAGTGGTGTAAACGTCAGGGACTTGTTTTTAGAGTAATCACAGAAGACGATATCTTCCGTAACGGCAAGAAATAATGCGGTAAATACCCGCATGACTAAGAAATTAGAAGAACTCTTCGATCTTCCGCTCCAGGAGGATTCCGCCGATGATGCCTTGCCCGGCAACGACATTGAAACCAATTTGCCTGTTCTTCCAGACGCATTAGAAAAACTTGACAAAATTGAAGCCGCATTACCGGCTGTGCGTGGACTAGAAGCCAGTGATGCAGAAATGGATGATTTGGCAGCCAAAGCCACAGAAAGCTTCAATGATCTCATGGATTTGGGCATGAATGTGGACAGCAGATATGCCAGTGAAATTTTTTCTGTAGCCAGCACACTGTTAGGGCATGCAATCACAGCCAAAACAGCCAAGCTCAACAAGAAACTAAAAATGATTGATCTACAGCTTAAAAAAGCCAAGTTTGACCGTGATGGCGCAGACGGTGCAGATCCTTCCATGAGCACAGGCACAGGACACATACTTGACCGCAACGAACTCTTGGAGCGATTGGTCAAGCGCGAACAACCAAAGAAGCCCTAACAGGCTAAATATGATATAGGGGATTGATATGAAAACTTTTGCAGAATACTTAACAGAATCCAAACACACATACAACTATCGCATCAAGATAGCAGGTGACGTTGACAGTGGATTTATGAGCGAGTTTAAAGAAAAACTCAAACAATTTGACGTGGTGTCAATGACAGCACCCAAGAAAACACCGGTGCAGAAAGAACTAAAAGACTTTCCACAATACGACAATGAAAGCATGACATTCATGGACGTGGTGTTTAACTATCCAGCAACACCTCCACAGATCACACAGATTGTTCAGTTATTGGGCATGGATCCAAATCGTGTGATCATGCAAGATACCAAGTATGCTGACTCAATTGATCAAGAGCGTGATACACAAGATGTAGAAAGCAAGAATCTGTTGACAGACACTGATTATCCAGCTCCCAACAAAGAACAAAAAGCACTAAGCAAAGACTACGCAACTGGCCCCTATGATCATGCTGTGGTTAAAAATGCTTACAAGAGTGACTTCACAGTGGCTGGCGGTAAAACTCCTCCAGCAGTGACATCAAATGATTTTCCAATGGGTGACAAGAGCCCAATGGGAACTACAAAAAATAAATTGCCAGCTGTACGCAGTAACGCCAGATAAGGAATAAAAATGAACAACAACATGTATGACATACTCAAAACAATGAATCTTCTGGAAAGCAAAAAACCAGATGCTAATAAAAACGGTATTCCTGACTACGCTGAAGATGGCAAAGGTAAAATGGAAGAAGCTGGATACAGTGCCAAGGCAGCTCGTGCTGGCAAAGACATTGGCAAGCCAGGCAAAGCGTTTGCACAAATTGCCAAGTCAGCAGGCGAGCGGTATGGTTCAAAAGAGCGTGGCGAAAAAGTGGCCGGTGCTGTGTTAGCTAAACTGCGCAAGACCAACGAAGCCGACATGGAAGAAGGCAACAAGTTCACAGGCAATCTTGCAAAAGCTCGTGCCGCTGGCCTAAAGAAAGCCGACCTAGATGGCGACGGCGACATGGAAACAGTGCGTGAAGAAAGCCTTGACGAACTCGACATGAAGTTACTCAAAGGCCTGCAAGGTGCTATGAGCAAGACTCAAAAAGATTCCGAAAGCGAACGCAACATACACAAGAAGTATGGCTATCGTAGTGACCGTGATGACACCGGCAACGATGATGACTATGACGAGCACGGCAATCTCAAAGACAAGAAAAAAGCCAAAAGCAAAGATGATGGTCCCAAGAAGAAAGGCCGTCCAGCAGGCACAGGTCGCAAGCTAGGAGCCAAAGGCCCCACAGGCAAAAGCAAATTGCTCCGCATGAAGGAAGACGAAATGATTTCTTTAGTGGACAAAGGTGAATATGATCGCGAAGGCGACATGGCACGTGAACAATTACACACTGCCGCTGAAGCCGCAAAAGAATTGCATGACATTTTAAGTTCTGATGAGAATCTGCCAGAGTGGGTACAATCAAAGATCACCAAGGCCATGGATTACCTTGACACAGCACGTGACTACATGAAGGCGTCAGATGCAGAAAACGGCGAAGAAATGCCAGTGTCTGAGAAAGCTGTAAGCCGTCAACAACAAAAGTTCATGGGCATGGCACATGCCATGCAAAAAGGCGAGAAGATCAAAGGCGCCAGCCCAGAGTTGAAGAAAGTGGCCAAGACCATGAAGAAGGGCGATGTAGAAGATTTCGCCAAGACCAAACACAAAGGTCTTCCTGAAAAGAAAAAGAAGGAAGAAGCAGTGGACGAAACCACAGTGGCTGGGTCAGTGGCAACAGCACCTACCAGCGGCAAAGCAGCCAAAGGCATGATGTTTGGCAAAGGCGTGTACGAAAGTCAGATTGCTGAGAGTTTTGAAAAGAAACTTGGCTCAGTTCTCAAAGAAGGCATGAGCATCAACATGTCAGTGGGCGAAGACGGTACAAAGAGTCTTTCAGTTAATGCCACCAATGAAGATGCTGAATCATTGGCCATGCTACTCAAAATGGCAGGATTGGGTTCCAGCGCAGGACACAAAGAAGTATGCCCAGCATGCGGATCTGCAGATTGCGGTTGCGAGCAAATGTCTGAAGAATATGCCAACGAGCCTGATGAAGAAACACAGACCACAGACTACATGACTAAAACCATTGCCGGCGGACTAAACAAGCCCAAACGTGATGTTGCAGGCAACGGCCAGACCACTGTGCCTGTGTCAGCTGTGCGTGTACAAGAAGAAGCAGACATTGAGTCACATTTGACCAATCTTTACAAACAGTTCAAATCATAATGAAATCTTTTAAAGACTATCTAAACGAATCCCAACACTGGATGGAAAATCCAGCAGTAGGTGATGACTTTGCAATCAACATCAAAGAAGATTGTTTGATTGAAAGTCACATCATTGCTGTTGAGGAAGATAGATTGTGTATTGAAGCAGATAGCAAACTCATTGCCATACTAGAAAGCTATGGATACACAGTAGAGGATATATGCTCAGAGTGTATGCAAGAAGCCTGCACCTGTGAAGACATGGACGAAACCAACGGCATGGGTGCAATGGAAGAACTCAGCGTTAATGATGTGTTGGTCAGCGAAGACCCCACAGAAGAAGAACCAGGCAGTGATGTTGGTATAGCAGCCGGCCAGGGCACAGCAGAAGAAGATCCAGTGGGTGTCGTGGACGAAGCTGAATATCAAGGTCGTAAAGTTCCTCTAGGCAAGCCCATGCGCGGAGATACTAAAAAATTCAAAGTTTATGTTCGAGATCCTAGTACAGGCAATGTCAAAAAAGTAAACTTTGGTCACGGTGGCACCACAGCCAAGCGTTTGGGCCAGAAGACAATGAAGATTAAAAAATCAAATCCTGCACGTCGCAGAAGTTTTAGAGCACGTCACAACTGCGATAACCCAGGACCAAGAACAAAGGCACGATATTGGTCGTGTCGTGCGTGGTAACAAAGGAAAATAAAAATGGCCGCAAACGTATATACAACATTAGCTAACACAACAGTTTACACAGATAAACTGCAAATCACCACTGGTGCCAATGTGGTAACCTATCAAGTCTATGCCACAGCATTGGGCACTGCTGATCCAGTGGGCAATGTCTATACTGCGCCAATCAACATACCAGCTAACACTGTGTTTGAAGTTTATTCTGGTTCTGGTAACAAAGTCACTGTGACAGGAACACCATTCACTGCACTTGAACTAGGAACAGCAAGCTCTGCTCAAGAAAGCGTGTTCTAAACATGCGAGCACGTGAGTTCATTGTTGAACGAGATGGTAAAATCAGTCACAGGCATCAACAAGCCACACGTGGCCTGGATCTCTTTCGCGACAAAAAAAGAACCAGCTCAGACTACGTTTTAAATCGCGTGATGATGGCAGTGGCCATGGCTGATGGCACAGATGCTCC